ATCATTCCTCACCCCCAATCCCATGCGCCTTCTCGATGGCGCGGGCAAAGTCATGCAATGTTTCACCGTCTTTCCAGTCAATCTGAGCGATCTCCTCATCCGTCAGCGGCTTGCGCTGGGGTGAGGCGGTGTAAAGAGGCTCAATCCTTACCCCAAGATTAACCAATGCGTGCGGGTATTGCTGAAAAATTACGGGAGGGTTTGCAGTTGGTGATAGCCACGCCACAGGCTCACTCATTTCACCCCCCACATAATTTCTGAGTTGTGTCCCTTGACCTCTTTATTCCGCGCCCACCGGCCAGCCTTCTCGGCAGTCTCATGCGGAAACGCAGGCCAGCTCCAACACTCGCCGTCCCACCAACGCCATGCGTTGTTCCAGCCGCCCCGTTCTCTAATTCTCATTGCCGGATACCAACCCGCCTCTGGGGGTTCGCCCTTATGCCACTTCATCCACTTCATTTCTCAGTTCCTCAATTTGTTGTTTTGCATCTTCAAATCCTTTTGCCACCAGCACTTTGTAAAACAAGCCTCGCAAGTGCAAGTGCATCAGGTTCTGCTCGGGGCTAAGACTGCCGCCCTTGGTGCGCTTCATCTCAATCCAAGTCTCCCAAGCCGGCACAAACAGGTCTGGCACGCCTTTGACCACGCCTTCGGCCTTGAGCCTCGAGGCGGTGGCTGGTGACCTAGCCCCGCCGTTTGGGATAGCAAAGATCAGCGTGCCGGGATAAGTCTGGCGGAACCATTGCACAAACTCCCGCTGTTCTTCGTGTTCAGTTTTCATTCCATTCCTTTTTCAAAACCCTGAAAAACTTCCCGTCCTTTTTATACTTAATCTGAATCGGTGGCTTCCCGCAGCTCAACTGCGCTGCCAAACTGCTGAGATTGTCTACATTCATGCCGACAATCTTGGCTCGGTCTGCGATCTTAATCACTTCCTTCATGGCTTTCTGGCCAGGATATCCTTCGTGCAGAACGGGAAAGTATTCGGTCACGGCGGGGTCAGAAAGTCGCCCGTAGTAACTCACAGCCAGCATCATTTTGCCGCTGGCTAGGCTGGTGTGTTCTCTCCATTTCCAGCCGGTCAGAACCATGTCGGTGCCGTCTAGGCCCATGATGTCGTCCTGGCACAAGCGCAACTTCTTCGCCTCCGGCTCGGGGAACGGGTGACCGCAAGCTGGGCAGACCTTGGCGCTGATGGGGCACAACTCATCGCAGTTGTCGCAGACTTTCACCGGCGCTTCGCCGTCGCCGTCGCCTTGCTTGCGGGGCGGATTGACCGAGGTAATGGGGCCGTGAGTGCCAACGACGCCTGCAAAGTCCAGCACCAAGCAGTCGGTCTTGCCGGGTGATGGACGCAACCCGCGGCCCGCCATCTGGACGTACAGGCCAGGACTCATCGTCGGGCGCAGCATGGCGATCAAGTCGATGGCTGAATGGTCAAAGCCGGTGGTCAGCACATTGGCGTTGGTCAGCGCCTGCAACTTGCCCGCCTTGAAGTCGGCCAGCATCTGCTCGCGCTCCAGCCTGGGCGTCTCGCCGGTCACGCACGCTGCCTTGATTCCACGCTCTTGTAGCGCCTCGCAGACGTTCTCGGCGTGCGCTACACCAGCACAGAAAAACAGCCACGCCTTGCGCCCTTCCGAGCGGCTGATAACCTCATCCACCACCGACTTGTTGAGGTGGTCGGTGTTGACCGCCGCTTGCAATTCCGACTCGATATATTCGCCACCCCGTTTGTGTACGCCATCAACATTTAATTTGGATGTGGTGACTTTGGATCGCAGAATCGACAGATATCCCTTATGGATCAGCTCTTCGATCATGACCGGCTCAATCAAGCCGTGAAACAGCGCAGGCTCGTCGGTGATCATTCCGTGGCCTAGGCGGTACGGTGTGGCGGTCAGCCCGATCACGCGCAACTGCGGGTTGATAAGCTTGAGCTGGGCCAACAATGTGCGGTAACCGCCTTCGTCTTTGTGATTGATAAGGTGGCACTCGTCGACCAGCACCAGATCAATGTGCCCCAGCAAGTCAGCTTTGCGACGTACTGATTGGATGCCCGCGAACGTGATTGAGTCAATTTGGCGCTTGCCCATGCTGGCGCTGTAGATTCCCAAGGGCGCATCAGGCCAATGCTGGAGCATCTTCTCAGCGTTCTGCTCAATCAGTTCCTTCACATGGGTCAACATCAAAATGCGCGTCTCGGGCCAGTTTTGCAGAGCGTCCTTGCACAACGCCGCAACAATGTGGCTTTTGCCGCCTCCGGTTGGCAAGACTACGCAGGGGTTGCCGGTGTTGCCTGCGGCAAACCAGGCATACAGCTCGTCGATGGTGCGGCGTTGGTAGGGCCGGAGTTCAATCATCCCAACACCTCAAACAGCGACATCTGCGCTGGCAGGCTCACAACTTCTTCGTCATCAATCTCAACGTCAGGTTTCTCGCCACGCAAATACCGCTCGCCATTTGGGGCACGTTCACCAAACAACACCTCCCACTCGTGACGCTTGATCCAGTAGGCATCCCGCACCGATTGATCTTCGCCCCACGGCATATCGCGAAGGTGTTGGATGTAGGCTTCTGGGCGCTGAGTCATTGCGGCCCCGCTGGCATCTTCGCCCAATAGCTGACATCGTTCACCACGTTGGCCGAGCTGGCGCAGAGCCACTCGTTGGCCTCTGAGTCATACCAGCCAATCCAAACAGGCTCGTCGTCGTAAGACTCGTGCAGCGCAATCAACACGGTTTCAGCATCGTCGGGCTTAAAAAGATGGGCATCAAACCAAACAAGAGTTTCGTTAGTCATGCCACCACCCTCGCCCCATTCCCCCGCAGCCTCTCAATCTCCACATCTCCAGCAGCGCACATTGACGGATTAGCCAACAACTCTTTGCTGGAGTAAACGTGCGCGTCTGGATCGCCGTTTGCCACGTCCTTGCCGTCTACAACGTAAATTGCTATCCACTCATTCGGGCCATCTTTGCGCTTCCAATGCACCATGTCTGGGTGCAACACATGGCTTTCGCAGCCTTGCACTTGCCACTCAAGCGGGATGTCGTCAGCGTCATGGCGGGCGCAATGCCAGGTGCTGTCAGGCTTCGCCGTGCTGTGGGCACAGGTGCGGCAGTTGACTTCCTTTGTATGCTGGGCCTCATGGCACATCGAGAAGGCGGGGCAAAACTTACATTGGTACCACGATGGATCGGTGCTGATTGGCGGCGGCATACGGTCGGCCAACGCAATGCGTTGACCGCGAGCGATGTACTTATCCGCAATGATCTTGTCGTATACGAGTCTTTCCGTATAAATGGAATCGTCGTCCTTGTTGACAGCAACATACAAAGCGCGGTTGATGCCTGTGCCCGCCATGTAAAGTTGGCATTGAACGTAATGTTCGGGCTTTGACTTCTCAACGCCTTGCTTGACTACATCAGCAAACGACTTGGCTGAGTGCGTCTTGAATTCGGCAATGTGCTTGGTCTTGACTGCCCCAGGCACGCCGCCCTCGAGGATGGCGTCAACGCTGCCGCTCAAGTGACTGCCAAACTCAACCCGCATTTGGCTCTCCAGCGCCCGCACCTTGATGCCGATTGCCCGCAAGTCATCAATGATCGTGGCTTCTTCGTTCCTGCCCCGTCTAAACATCCGCAGGACGCGACCGGGAAACGCTGGCTTGACCGCAAAGCGAAACGACAGCCACAGCCAGCGATCACATGGATGGCCGACGATGCTGCACCCCATGTGAGGACGTGGCATCTCTTGCGCTGTTTGCTTTTCATGGTGCTTGTCGATCAGGCTAGAGATGCTATTCTCTGGTTGGGGGATTTCCATCCTCTGCTCTCCTTTATTCAGTTAGCCCCACCCGTTTGCGCGAGTGGGGCATTTTTTTTCAGGGCTGCTTGATATGCTGCGCTTGCTTTTTCGGCACTTCCAAAGCTGCCAAGGTATTTGCATTTTCCGGCCATCGTGATCTGGGCAACAAAACGACCATTTTTGATGGTCACTCCTTTGAATCCAGTTGTGTTGTTCCGATAGTTGCCTTTGTTGTTGGCGTTCACTATTCCAGAAACATCGCGTAGGTTTTCAAGCCTGTTGTCATCTCTCATGCGATTGATGTGATCAATCTGATGATCTGGCCATTTTCCAAAGGCGTACAACCATGCAAGTCTGTGCGACAAATAACGTTTCCCATCAATCTCAATCCCAAGATGCCCGTAGGTGTCTTTAAAACCTGCCTTCATTCCAGGCTTTGAGAATTGATTTCCACGGCTAACAAGCCATGTGAACTCACCAGTCTCTGGGTTGTAGTGCAACAACTCGCGCACACGTTGTGCGGTAAGATTTAAGGCGCTCATGCTGTCGTTCCCCTATAACGATGGTCTGTGAAGTGGCCCACTGGTGTTGGTAGCACAAGTGGGCTGCGCCATCTTACCTCATTATCTTTTTGTTGCCCAAGGTGGCGATGCCTTGGCTGGCGCACCAGCAGGCGCGTCGGGCTTGCTAGGCTGCGGCGGCAGGCTTCCGGTGTTGCTGCGCCAGCCCTTCACCTCGTTCTGGGCACCATACTCACCTGACGCTGGGCGAATGTCCACCTTGATGGACAAATGCCCGTTCACCAACTGGTCGGTGTCGTTGACCGCAGGCAGACCCAATGCACGCATCAGATCGCCCAGTTGCTGACGTCCGATCTCTTCGGCTTTGACATTCGGGTTGCGAATGTTGAAGTTGCCGAAGACGCATCGTCCTTGGCAGCTCGGGCCGGTAATGTCGTAACGCACTTTGATGTACTCGCCAGTTCCGGCCTTGGTGGGCTTCAGTTCGGCCTCGGTGATGATGGCCGTATACCAGCCAGACGGCAGGAGGTCATAGGACTGGGACGGTTGCAGCTCTGCTGCTGAATAGGTTTCTCCGAGTTTCATGGTTCTTATTCCTTGTG